CAACAAGAAGGTAACCTGAGTGACGAGGCTAAAAATGCTCTCATAGCCACAGGTGTTGATGCAAGTCTAATCGACTCTTATGTTGATAACCTAAAGTTCCGTATGGACGCTGAGTCCAAGGCTGCCCTTGAATATGTGGGCGGTGAGGAAGAGTGGGGAAAGATAAATGCATGGGCTGAAAACAACCTTAGTGTTGAAGATAAAGCAGCGTACAACGATACGTTGAATGGAGAGAATTGGAAAATGGCTGCTGATGCAATTAAATCCCGCATGGGACAAAACGCAGAGCCTAACTTAATGTTAGGCAACGAGTTAGGTAATACCGCTTCGGGTTACCGTAGTCGAGCGGAAATGAAGAAAGACATGTCAAACCCAGAGTACAAGTCTAATCCTACATTCCGTCAATCTGTCATCGATAAGATGTCAGTCTCCACATATGACCTAGACCAATCCTAGGATCATACCGCCCCCTTCGGGGGGCAACCATTCTAGGGTAGCGCCAAGCCAGCGATACCTCCGATAAGGTCGCACATCCCCAACCCTGACATGACTAGGCTAGTTACTGTGGGTTATTCCGTGCGCTCTTTAGAAGTACCCTTGCACTGACCTGTTACGACAGACAATCTTTGTAACGCTACAACTTAAAGAATAAGACATTTTTACATTTATTTATTACAGGGCATTATCATGGCTATTTCTAGCATTACATCAAACCCCTCCAGATTTGGTAAGGGACAAACAACAGGGCCAGTTGACAATCGTGGCTTATTTTTAGACGTTTTCGGTGGTGAAGTATTAACCGCATTCGATCTTGCAACAGTAACTCTTGACAAACACAACGTAAAAACCGTTGGTGGTGGTCAGCGTTCATTCCGTTTCCCAAAGACTTGGAAAGCATCAGCCGAGTACCATGTACCCGGAACAGAAATGATGGGTAACGACATTGAGACAGGTGAGATCTCTATCACCATCGATGACATCTTAGTATCTCACACTGCTGTATCGGACATTGACACTATGTTGTCACACTTCGATGTACGCTCTGAGTACTCTGCCCAGATGGGCCGTGCATTAGCGCGTGTATTCGACAAGAACGTATTCCGTCAGATTATTAAGGCTGCTCGTACTGCGGCTGATGGCCCATTCCCTGGCGGTGACACTATCACTGGTTTGGGTAATTCATCTACTGGAGCCAACTGGATCGATGCAATTCGTCTAGCCAACTTAAAGTTCTTTAACTTGTCAATCCCAGAAGAACAGACCCGTTATATGTCTGTAAGTGCTGAGACATTTAACAAGATCAAGTTTGCTAAAGATGCTAACGGTCAGTTCTTAGTGTTAGACCAAGACCTTCGCCACAGCGGCGCTGGTGGTATTGAAGGTCGTGCAGATACTCTTACTATTGATGGTGTTCAGATTGTTAAGTCTTTGAACATGCCTAATACAGACGAAACGTCTGCTGCTGGTGTGTACTCAAAGTACCGCGCAAACTACGCTACTACTGTTGGTTGTATCTGGACAGCGGATGCTGTTGCGACTGTTAAGTTGATGGACATCGGCTTTGAATCAGAGCGTGACACTCGTCGTTTGGAAGACTTCTTAGTTGCTAAGATGTTGACAGGCAGCGGTACATTGCGCCCTGAGTGCGCTATCGAATTAACTTCGTAAGTCATTCCCCAGTTCTTTAATTAGAACTACAAGCCTCACCTTATGGTGGGGCTTTTTTTCATCTATGAGGTTCTTATGTTAACCAAACTCGATGCCGTCAATCAGATCCTTGAGTCCATTGGCGAAGATCCAGTATCATCATTATCTTCTGGTCTGCCCGATGCAGAGTCAGCAGAACGAATTCTAGACAGGGTATCACGCGAAATACAAGCCAAAGGCTGGCTGTGTAATTTAGAGCGTAGTTACCTTTTAAGTTTAACAGCCGATAAAACAATTCCCTTGTCAGATGCTGTTCTCCGAATTGACACGGTAGACACTGACAAGCAAATAAACGTGTCTGTTAGAAAATACCTAAATCAATTTCATCTATACGATGTAGACAAGCACAAATTTACCTTTGATAAAGCCCTTACTGTAGACATAGTTTGGGAACGTGACATAAGCGATTTAACTCTTGAACTTCAGCTTTACATAACAGCTAAAGCAGCCAGAAGATTCCAAGAATCGGAACTAGGCTCTATAGCTGCTGATCAATTTGCTGTTCGCGCAGAGGAAGAAGCCTATGCAGCATTAATGGACGCAGAAGCAGAGGCTGATGATTCTAATGCTCTGACTGACAGTCCTTATTGTCGTTATGTAGTAGGCCGAAACCATTCACTTTACGGGAGATAATCATGGGTAAACTGGTCGAACAAACCCTCCGTACCATGTACCAAGGCGTAAGTCGTCAACCAAGTACTGTAAGACTGCCCGGTCAGGTAGAAGATGCTGAGAATGTTATGTTCTCTGTTGTCTCAGGTGGGTTCAGCAAAAGACCGGGTACTCAATTTTTCGCTGAAACATTATTAACATATAGCGACCATGCTTTTTATAGCTATGAGCGCGACTCTAATGAAAAGTATTTAGTAGTCATTGGATACAATGGCGTGTCAAACCCAACTAGTAGTTCTGCACAGGCTACAATAAAGGTCTATGGTTCTACAGGTACTGTTCATACAGTGACAGCAGGTTCAACAGCATTAAATTATTTAGCTACACCAAACCCTTCTCAGGACTTATCTTTCGCAACCGTTGGCGACACAACCTTTATAGCTAATCGATTAAAAACTGTAGCTATATATAGTTCTGGGGCTTTTCAGCATGACACGATGCCTCACCAGCTAATTAGAAATGCAGACGGTACGTTCACTTTTCAAATGTACACAAGTTGGACACAGCGTCCCAACACTGGAGCAACAGGAGCAGCGGCAGAAGCTATTATTCCTTCTCCAGATTTCGTGGGCAACCAAATATCTGACTTAACTTTTCATCGTGATCGTCTAGCTATTGCGGCTGATGAAACTGTTTACTTTTCCGCAGCAGGAGACTATGTAAACTTCTGGCCTAAAACTGTCGGTCAGGTAATTGATTCTGACCCATTTGGTAGGACAGCCTCAACTTCTTCTGTTAACCGAATACGGGCTATTGTTCCGTTTCGCAAGGCTCTGTTTTGTTCTTCGGATAATGCACAGTTTGAGTTAACTAGTAATGAAGCCCTCACTCCAACAACGGCTCAAATTGATGTTGCGACTAAGTATACATCTGAGCATTTGTGCCGACCTTTAGGATTTAGAGATGAACTTTATTTTGCTAGTAAGAGCGGAAGTAGTGCTGTTTTGTTTGAATATTACTACAGTGACACTTCGGTTGGACACACGGCTAACGATGTTCTTATTCACGCTTCTGGTTACATACCCGCACCTATAACTCATTTAGTTAGTGACACTGTGACGGGAACAATAATGGCCCTTAGTGGGACAGATCGTTCCTCTATATACGTTTACAAAACCTTTTGGAATGGCGAAGAGAAAGCACAATCATCTTGGAGTAAGTGGTCTTTTGGTACAGGAACTATAATCCAAAACTTCACTAACTTAGATGGTCACATATACATAGCCCTCACAAGAGGCGGGTCGCTAATTGTAGAGAAGGTCTCTTTAAATGAAAATGAGAAACCTGCTCAGTTTAAGTACCCAGTAAGGCTTGACGCATTGCAGTACATAGTAGGTACTTATGATTCATCGACACAAGTAACAACTTTTGTCAGTGAGTATCCTTTAGACTTTACAAAGATGACTGCCGTCACAACTACGGAAAACGCACCCTCTGGATCTAAGGGTATTGTTATTAATCCTCTTACTGTTACACCTAGCTTTAATGCTGGTAACGGATTCTTCAAAGGTAAGTTTACGTTAGCTGGGGACAAGTCAGGAGTACCAGTATACTTAGGAATAAACTACCTAATGTCTGTTGAGTTATCTAAGCAATACCTTAGAGAAGGACAGGATAATGCAACAGTAACTACAGGAAGGCTTCAGCTTAAACGTATCTACTTTGACTATAAAGACTCAGCGTTTTTACAGGCCATAGTAACCCCACATTTGCGTCCTCCTAAAACTTATACGTTCAATGGATCTACTGTTGGCGGTTCTATACAAGCATCGCCTGATCTACTAAATGGTGTGTTTGATGCACCTATAAGATCTGATGGAACAACAGTAAAAATTCAACTAATTAACCCCTCGTACCTACCATGCACAGTTACAAGCGCACGGTGGATAGGGTTCTTCAACGAAATGACAAGGCAGGAGTAATTATGTGCGTCACAGCAATTGTCGCTTCAGCGGTAGCTGGGGTAGCAGCCGCTTCCCAACAGGCAAAGGTGGCTAAACAATCTACTGAACGTGCCTATGAAGCGGAAGCAGGTAACTTTGCATTAGTGCAGAAGGAAAACACTAGGTTACAACGTGAATCTAATGAGCTTTATGACACTGAGGTATCAGACCGTGTTCGCCTAGCTAACAGAGAGTTAGGCACATTGTCTGTAATGCTAGGTGAAATGGGTGCGTCTACTTCTTCCGCAACGGCACTACGAATTGATCAGTCCTATACATCAGGAATGGATGTAAACCGTATAGAGCAGAGCAGGGATAATCAAAATGAAGCCCTGCAAGCCGCTAAAAGAGCAGGTCAGCAAGGTTATCTAAATCAAACAACACTGGCTTATAGTCAAGGTGCTGCTGCAGTGGCTAACGCCAATGCAAACGCTATCGGATCTATAACAAACGCTGGTTCTTCTTATAGTAACTACAAGACCAACAAGCGAGATTATCAACTTAGACTTAAAGGTTATCAAAGAACCTAACAAGGAGGCTGTAGATGCCCGAATTATCAAACGCTGGTTCTGGTTCACGCACTAGCCGATCTGGACGTAGCAGTAATAAGCTACAAACTAGTGCGGGTGCTACAACTAAAGTACAGATACAAAAACAAGAACTGCCTCTCCAAGATAGCCGCGCTATCATGAGCGCAGGGGTTGCCCAATCAAATGCCATAGGTAATATGGGAAAGGCAATGAGTGGCTTTTTTAATGCCATAGTGGACGCTGATTCTAACCTACTACAAGTAGAACGTGCTGAGAATCTAAGGGTTGCTAGTGAGGCTCAGCGTGAGCGTAGGGCTGTAGAGGCTGATAAAAAGGCAGAAGCACTATTCCAAGAGCGTAAAGAATTAAGAACGGCTGAGCAAGAAGCCGCTGCACTTCAAGCTGCTGTAAATATAGGTGTTCTTAACAAATCAGTTACTGAATTAACACTAGGATTTGAGCAAAACATTCTTGCCATTCATGATGTTTCAGATGGTTCTAGCCTAGCCAAGAAAGCCGATGAACATTTTATGGCTAACTTTGGTGAAGGAACAAACGATGAACTATTAGATCAGCAAATTAAAAACGCATACGAATCTAAAATTCTTCCTTATATATCTGCAGCTTCTGAGGATCGTAAGTCACGCCTACAGTCTCAGTTAGTAACGGATATGTCGTCTGACCTTATTAACCGTGGTACGCCAATAGATGCAAGCACCTTCGCTGGTGACTTTGATCGTCTAAAAGGTATAAACCCAACCATGCGGGACTCTGAAATATCAGCCACTATACTTGGAATGTATAAAGAGTCAGCCCATGCAAATGGAAAGTTTAAGCAATTCGCCAGATTTATATCTGAAGCCAAGGTCATAAAAGTTGGTGATGAATATAAAACTTTTGCTGATCAATACGCTTTTGCGTCTGCAGAAATGTTGCAAAAAGGTTTGGAAGAATTCCAAGCCCAACGAACTATAGAGTCTATTGAGTCTTCTGATTCTTTAATAAATAAAATAAATGGTTTAGGTTATAGCCTTGATAATGATGCCGAGTTAGCTGATTTAGTTCAAGAACAAATACAGTTTACTAATCGTTTTGGTGACGAGCAAAGTACCAATAAAATCATTAAGGCTCTTAGTGATAAAACTAAAGCACTTGGCATTCTTAAAGCCGAAGACGAAAGATGGTTTGCTTTATCTATGGGTAATTTGTCGTCTGTAAAGACAACTGATTACAATCAAAAACAGTTAAACAAGTTACTTAGTGTACCTGCTACAAACTTTCTTAATCCTCAACTATCAGATCAAGAGTTTGCACAAGCTTCTACTGCTGTTACAGGTATTATTAATAACCAGAATAAGCAAATGGGGTCTATATCACCAAAGGTTAAAGCCGCAATTAGCGGAATGCTAACTAGTAAAAACCCTGTAATGATGAAAAGAGGTTCCGACCTTCTTAGGAAGATGGATGAAACCGATAGCACAATGTCTGACACAATTTTATCAGATAATGAAAATGCTATAGCTATGTTTGCCGCTATTAAAGAAGATCGAATTAATTTTGATTTAATTGAGAGTGAGTCTGACCTAGCCGAAGCTCTGGTAGACAACGAAGCTAATGTAGCAGTGGCAGCACAAACTGCTCAGTACTATCAAGATGAAACTGGTTCTACGGTTTCAAGTGATACTGATGTATTTAAAGCTATAATGGCTGATGGTTCTTTTATGGGAGTCACAGACGACAATGACTTTAGGGAATCTATTGCTGACTATTTAAATGTGAGCGGATTGGATGAACATAATCTTCACATTTCTCCCATAGGCCCGGTTGCTAAGCGGTTCATGGCTACTCACAGAGCCTTATCACTTGCCCATCAAGTAACAGGAGTGGGATCTTCTGACCCTGATGAAATAGCCAAATCTGTTTGGAAAACGATGATGCCTAACCTAGGCTATGAACGAACAGGTGATGGTCAATATACTTTAGTTATGAAAGGTACGCAGTATCAGGTTCCTGAGTCTAATGAGCCTTTAGGTGTTGGATCTCAAATGCCAGATCAAAACAATATAGTGAACCCTTTAAATCCTACTGAGACGGTTAACCCCTCTGACGCTATGGATAAAGCGGTAAATCTTATATCTAAAATGCCTGTTATAGCTAATAGTTCTGGTGGTGCTGGGTTTAGGCCCCGTAACGATAAATCAGGTACATTTGTTGTTACCAAAAACAATGATGATACAGGCCAGCCAGAGGATATTATCTTAGGTTTAAATGAAGATTATGACTTAGGTTCGGAACCTTCTATTTCTAAACCCGTAGGAGTTGGTCGTGGTGGACTAGGCAAACAACAAGTTGCTAAGAACGTCACAATTAATCTTACTGGGGATATTGTAGTTGATACAAATACTTTAAAAGGTATTCAAAAAGACCTACCTCCCTCTTTTCACTTAATAGCTATGTACCCTAATGGCACTAAACCTGCTGACAAGGCTAGTGGAAAGGCAAAAGCTACAGGGTATAAGATTGGTGTATATCCACACTTAATTGCTGACGATGTTCCTAATAATATCTACACAGACAAAGAAATAAGTGAAATGTCTCAGGGTGGTCACATTGATCCTCGTCCTGTTCGTAATCCTAATCGTAAATTTAATAATGGCGCAAGCCCTGCCACCTACTTCCAAGGTAGTTCGGTTAACTCACAAAGTGACGCTAAGCAAACCACACTTTTGCAAGAAGGGGTTATTAACAAACTAAAAGTAGACGGCAAGATTAGTCCATTAATAGGGCTAACCAAACCACTACAAGCTGGATTTGTACCAGATTCAATTGATACTAATAAGTTATTTGAAACTGCCGAAAACATATCCTGGTTTATTCAAGATGCATACAAAGGAATAAAAGAACATATGGGTACTACATCAGATCCCGAATACACAGAACAAAGGTTTGAGATGATTGCCGAGGCAGAAGCTTGGAGGTC